AATACTGCCCGAAGTTAAATTCAATCCACAAAATCAAAAGTTTATCACTTCAAAAACAAAACTTGGAGATGGTATAACCATTGCTAAGTTCCTTGGGTCATACGCAGATAAGACTTCATTCAACCATATAAAGAATAATTCTAAACGAAAACAGATAGCGCGCAACCTGACCTTGCACGCTCGTGCTATGCAAATGATTAATGGTAACACAGAAAGATTTAATGATGTGAGACTTATCGTGAGTGAAGGCATCTATAATAGAAATACTTCTGATATACAAGAAGGTTCAGATGGTGAACTGGTAATGTTTAAGAAGGCGAATGGTCTCCTTGTATACTATCAGGTCATAGGTGTTGATGGTAAAATTGATTTAGAACAAACCTTTGATGTTGCAGAATATTGGAAAGACCATATTCGTTACAATCATTTGTATCTAGATTATGATGAATATAATTGGGACGACACACTTACGGCACAGATAGGTTTAGAGGTTCCTTTAGTCCCATCAGAATATGAAGTCAACTTTAAACAAGAGATATCAACAGTATTTAATAATAATGTCTTTGCAAAGGATGAATTTGTTGAGTGTCTTCCAAAACCATCAGACCCAACTAAACAACAAGATATTTAAAAAAACATAATAAAATAATATAAAAAAGATATAAATAGAACTATGACCAGAAGAGCATTTTCAAGAGAAAAAACTAATTTAGGCAATGGAGAAGTATCTGTACCCCTAAGTCGTAATCGTCCGTATTCGGATATAGACTGTACTCTTGCTGTAAAAACAAGCGGAGACATTTTTAAAAAATTTAACGCTGCAGCAGTAAAACAGTCTTTGAAAAATTTGGTTATGACAAACGCTTTTGAAAAACCGTTTCAACCATACTTCGGTGCAAACATAAGGTCATTGTTATTCGAACTAATGGACGAAGGTGATGACTATTTTGTTATGAAAAGATTGAAAAGAACTATAGAAGAGTACGAACCTCGAGCAAAAGTTATTTCTGTAAAGGTGTCAAGTTCTACAGGACATCCAAATCATTTGGCAATATTAATAGTATTTAAAGTAGTGAATTTTCGGGAAACATATACTTTGACCACTAATCTAGAAAGGTTAAGATAAAATGGTAACGACAACAATAAGTTCAACAAATTTAGATATTAATTCTATTAAGGCAAATCTAAAAACATCTCTGATAGAATCTGGAGAGTTTAATGATTATAACTTTGCGTCATCAGGTCTTTCGACTATACTAGATGTACTTGCGTACAACACACACTACAATGGACTTATCGCAAACTTTGCGTTGAACGAATCATTCTTGAGTACTGCACAACTTAGAAGTTCCGTCTTATCTCTTGCAGAGGGTATAGGATATGTCGCTAACTCAAGAAACGCAGCACAGGCAATAATAAATCTTTCTTTGAACTTATCAGGGGTGGCAAACGCTCCAAGTAAAATACAGATAAACGAAAACTTTAGGTTCACCACACAAATTGATGACCAGACTTATACATTTCAAACACGAGAAGACCTATCTGCAATAGGAGTAAACGGTGTTTACAATTTCTCTACTATTGATAACAACACAAATATAAAAATAGTAGAAGGTAGTAATAAAACTAAAACCTTTCTTGCTCTACAATCAACAGACAATCCAATCTATGTTATACCCGATAGAAATTTAGATTTAAGTACTGTTGTTGTTAGAGTATTTGAAGAACCAACTTCAAGTGCGTTCACTACATATTCAAACTTATCAACAGCATCAGTTATAAACGAAAACTCCACACTATATATTCTCAGAGAAGCACCAAATGGTTTCTTTGAATTATCATTCGGTAACGGCGTTACTTTAGGTACAGCACCAAAAGTCGGGAGTAGAATAAGTTTGGAATACCTTTCAGTAAATGGTAGGGACGCCAACTCTGGTAAAGTGTTTGCACCTCTTAATTCAGTAAATGTAAATGGTACTAATTATCCTGTAACAGTTGCAACAATATCAGAATCTGCTGGTGGTAGTTCAAAAGAGACTTTAGGAAGTATTCGTAAGAATGCACCTTTCCAGTATGCATCACAGAACAGGATGGTAACTGCATCAGATTATGCCGCATTGATACTCAAAAACTATTCATCATTTATTGACGACATACAATCCTTTGGTGGAGAAGATGCGCTTGAACCAGAATATGGTGTGGTCTTTGTATCGATATTGTTTAAGAAAAAACCAAACGGCGATGACCTTGAAATAGAAACTCAAACATCAGTAAAAGAGGATATCCTTGAATTAGCAGACCAACTATCTGTTGCATCTTTCTTTGTTAAGTTCGTTGACCCCACAACTACATTCATCGAAGTAAACACTTTCTTCCAATTCAACGATAACCTTACAACAGAATCTAGAAACACGATTGAGACAAATGTAAATACAGAAATTTCTAACTACTTTTCTGCTAACACAGGTAAGTTTAATCAGTCCTTCAGAAGGTCAAACCTACTGGCACTTGTTGATGATTCAAGTCCTGCGGTGTTGTCTTCACGACAAGAAATTAAAATGCAAAGAAGGTTTACACCTACTCTTACTGCAGTCCAAACACACAAACTTAGATATGCTGCTGCGATAGCAGACCCCGATGATGTATTTTACAGAGTTACTTCAGAGACATTTAATTTCGGTGGTAACCCATGTTTAATTAGAAACAGACTAAACTCAAATATCTTAGAGTTATTAGACACCAGTTCAAACACTATTATCATAGATAATTTAGGAAGTTATGAAGGAGACACGATTACAGTAGTAGGCCTTCAGGTTGATTCTATATCAGGTTCAAACTCTTTCGTTAAATTAAGTGCAACTCCTGCAAATCAGAGTGCAATATCTCCACTCAGACAAGATGTCATAAGACTCGATGGTGACAAGTCGTTTACTAAAATCGTAGATGTTGCTGTAGGGGTTCTTAACTAATGCCTCATAATAAGGATATCACTCTCAAGGACTATAATCGAAGAGAACTCTCTCTTCATACTAGTGTTGTGAAAGAAATCCTTCCACAGTTTTTCCGTGAAGAGTATCCTAAATTAGTAACACTTCTTGATGAGTATTATCATTTCGAAAACTCCGATGCATCTCCATCTAAACTTATTGATGATTTATATAAGACAAGAGATATTACACAAACTGACTTAGAACTTCTAGCATTCATTGAAGACGAACTATTACTTGGACAAAACTTCTTTGAAGGTTTTCAGGATAAACGTGCAGCATCAAAATACTCTAGTGTGTTGTTTAGGTCAAAGGGTACAAAGTATTCTATACAACAGTTCTTCAGAACATTCTTTGGTATAGACCCCGATATTGTATACACAAGAAATAATGTGTTGAATATAGGAGAAGGAGAGATAGGACCAGATAGTCAAAGGTTTATCACTGACAACAAACTGTATCAAAAACATGCGGTACTTATTAAATCAGAACTGACAGAAAATCTATGGAAAAATGCATATAAATTATTTGTGCATCCCGCTGGAACATACTTAGGTTCAGAGGTTCAAATAATAAGTAGTACTATTGATACATTAACTGCTCCAGAAGTAATCATTGAACCTCCCCCACCCTTTGCGGTTCATAGTAATGCATCGTTTGATTCACTTGCATTCATAGACCATACATCACTCGTAGATGATGATAATGTTGACTCAGATGGAATACTAAGTAGAATACGACCAGAAATAACTAGTATGCTTCGTGATTCAAATGCACTCATATCACTGGAAGCTATTATAAATCAATACAGTAGTTTACGTGAAGCACAGATTGCATCCTCACCAACCTTTGATGATTCAGACCAAGTTGGAACAAATGGTATGGACTTCTCTAACAACTTCCCATTCGAGACGTTAGACCAAGAAAGACATGTATTTTACAGTGCAGACTCTGACCAATATTTATTAAATCTTGGGCATCTGGGTTAAAAAAGTATATAAATAGAATAAAGAATTAGGATATATTAATGACCAAACAAGTACTACAAAATGGAAGTTCTGCGAACGATGGCACAGGCGATACACTTCGTGTGGGTGCAGGAAAGATTAATAGCAACTTCACTGAACTTTACAACATATTAGGTGGTGATAGTTTAACTAATGCCGTAAGATTTAATGCCACTGGAGTGGAGTTCGAAGGTTCTAATGCAAATGACTTCGAGACAATACTTACTGTAGATAATCCAACTGCAGATAGAACGATTACTCTCCCTAACTCTACAGGCACAGTTGTTCTCCATGATGCGACTCAAACACTCACTAATAAAACACTTACAAGTCCAGTATTAACAACACCTACTATTACATCTCCTGTCTTGACAACACCACAAATAAATGATACAAGTTCAGACCATCAGTATGTCTTTGCAGTATCAGAACTTGATTCAGATAGAAATGTGACACTACCTTTATTGACAGGTGACGATGTGTTTACATTCAATGCTCATACACAGACACTTACTAACAAGACATTGACCTCACCTAAGATTGGTACGAGTA